CATCATGCCGCTTCCGTACAAGGAGCCGAGCCAGGTTCTAGCGGCTCTCCTTGAAAAGATCACCGATGAAGGCCGTCGCCTTGCTGCTATTGGTGATTTGAAGTTCAGCGACATGTCGTCCCAAGCACCAGTGGGTACGACGTTGGCTCTGCTTGAGCGGCAACTCAAGACGATGTCTGCTGTTCAGGCTCGCGTGCATGCAAGCCTGAAGATGGAGTTCAAACTCCTGAAGCAGATTATTCGTGACTACATGCCGCCGGATTATTCCTACATCCCCGTAGGAGGAAACCGCGCTGCCAAGCAGTCTGACTATGACTTGGTTGAGGTGATCCCGGTCTCTGATCCAAACGCCGCCACGATGGCGCAGCGGATCATGCAGTACCAAGCCGCTCTCCAATTGGCTCAGGGCGCTCCTCAAATCTATGACCTGCCCCATCTGCATCGTCAGATGTTGGAAGTTCTTGGCATCAAGAACGCCGACAAGTTGGTGCCTGTGGAGGATGACCAGAAGCCCCGCGATCCAATCTCGGAGAACATGTCATTCCTGACCGGCAAGCCTACAAAAGCATTCATCTATCAGGACCATCAGGCCCACATCGCCACTCACATGGCGTTGCTCCAAGATCCGATGGTGGCTCAGATGATCGGGCAGTCTCCGATGGCGCAACAGATGGGTGCAGCCATCATGGCTCACGTCGCAGAGCACATGGCTTTTGCGTACCGTCAACAGGTCGAAGAACAGTTGGGCGTGCCGCTTACTCCGCCCGATGCTGAACTGGATGAGCAGACAGAGGTGCAAATCTCCCGTCTGGTTGCTCAAGCCTCTCAGCAATTGCTTCAGACCAATATGGGCAAGGCCCAACAGGCCCAAGCCCAACAGATGGCGCAGAACCCGCAACTCCAGATGGCGCAGGCAGAACTGCAACTTCGGGCTCAAGAACTGCAACGCAAAGAGCAGGACAGTGAGCGCGATTTTGCAATTGCTCAGGAGAAGATTCGCTTGGAGCGTGAGCGCATTGAAGTTGAGAGACAAAAGGAGCAAGCCCGTCTGGCAAACCAGAACCGTCAGGCCGACAAGAAAATGCGGGCTGACATGCTCAAGACAGTAATGAAGCCACGCCCCAAGCCGGGCATTCCAAAACAGTGAGGTTTAAATGGCAACCACTGCGTTTTCCGTGGTATTGAAAGACATTGAGGAGACTCGGGAATCCATCGCCCGAGCCCTTATAGATGGTGCGGCTCGGGACTACGCCGAGTACCGCAGTATGTGCGGAGAGGTCCGGGGTCTCTCTACCGCACACATGTTTATCACAGACCTCGTGCGAAAGATGGAGAAAAACGAAGATGAGTGAAATCCTCCTGAGTACCGGAGAAGACGCGGTGCCGACCACCCTGCCCGAGACGGCAGAGGAAAAGGCCAAGCAACTTCCCGATCCTTCCACCTACCACCTGCTCTGTGCGCTACCAGAGATTGAAAGGGAGTATGAGAGCGGGATCGTCAAGTCAGGGCAGACCATGCACTTCGAAGAAGTCATGTCCCCTGTCCTCTTTGTGATGAAGATGGGGCCGGACGCCTACGGCGATAAGAGCCGCTTCCCCAGTGGACCCTCGTGTAAACCGGGCGACTTTGTTCTGGTAAGGCCCAACACAGGCACCCGAGTGAAGATTCACGGGCGTGAGTTCCGCATCATCAATGACGACAGCGTGGAAGCCGTGGTGCAAGACCCGCGTGGCATCTCTCGCGTTTAAAGGAGGATCACATGCCGCTTGATCAAGAACAGTTCAAGTTCCCGGATGAGAAAGCCGAGGAAAAGAAACAAGACGAGATTCAGTTTGAAGTCGAGGACGAGCCCGAGATTGAGGTGGTAGACGATACCCCCCCAGAGGATCGTGACCGCCCCCCGATGAAGGAGCCCCCTTCAGAAGTGACGGATGATGAACTGGCCCAGTATTCAGACGGGGTCAAGAAGCGCATCCAACATTTCTCTAAGGGTTATCACGAAGAGCGTCGGGCCAAAGAGGCTGCTTTCCGTGAGCGGGAAGAGGCTGTGCGCCTTGCCCAACAACTCATCGAAGAGAACAAGAAACTCCAGAGTTCGCAGGGCCAGACCCAGCAAGTTCTCCTTGAACAGGCCAAGAAGGTTGTTCAGAACGAGGTTGAAGAGGCCAAGCGCAAATACAAGGAAGCCTATGAATCAGGAGATTCCGAGGCCCTTGTAACGGCCCAGGAAGAACTGACCGCCGCAAAAATTCGGGCAGATCGGGTAAACAATTTCAGGCCTGCCCCTTTACAACAGGAAAAACCTGCGGTACAACCCGCACCACAACCAGTTCAGCAAGAGCAGGTTTACGTCGATTCCAAAGCCTCTGCGTGGCAAGAAGCCAATCCGTGGTTTGGACAAGACGACGAGATGACTGCTCTTGCACTGACGGTTCATCGAAAACTTGTGGAAAGTGGGGTAAGTCCAACCAGTGATGAATACTATGACCGCATCAATAACCGGATGCGGCAGGTCTTCCCAGATGCGTTCCCCTCTGAGAAGCCGGTAAAGAAATCATCTGTCGTGGCACCTGCGACCCGAAGCACAGCGCCCAAAAAGATCGTGCTGACCAAGTCCCAAGTAAACATCGCCAAGCGGCTCGGACTGACGAATGAGCAGTACGCCCGTGCGGTTGCGGAAGAAATGAGGAAACAAAATGGCTGAACGTACCCCCCGTGAATTGGAAACCCGAGCAAAGATGGAGCGCCCCAAGCAGTGGATGCTTCCTGAACTGCTGCCGAACCCCAACCCCGAGGACGGCTACGAGTTCCGTTGGATTCGAGTCAGTACTCTTGGTACTGCCGATCCTGGCCACATTTCTTCAAAACTCCGCGAAGGTTGGGAGCCTGTAAAAGCCTCTGAGCATCCCGAAATCCAGATCATGGCAACTGGGGACAAACCCCGGTTCCCAGACAGCATCGAGATCGGTGGACTCTTGCTTTGCAAAACACCCAAAGAGTTTGTTGGCCAACGCAATTCTTACTTTCAGCGTCAAACTGATAGTCAGATGCAGTCGGTTGACAACAACTTCATGCGCGAGAGCAATCCAAAGATGCCGCTCTTCAATGAGCGTCGTTCTGAGGTGAAGTTCGGACGCGGTTAAATCATCTTAGGAGTCCAACATGGCTTACCCCTCTGTTGACGCCGCATATGGTTTCAAGCCGATCAATGAACTGAACGGCCTACCTTATGCTGGTGCAATCCGCCAGATTCCGATTGCTCGGAACTATGGCACCGCCATTTTCAATGGCGATCTCGTTGAACTGATTGCCAACGGCACGGTTGTGCTGACTGGCATGACCACTTCCACCACGACCACGGCCCGCGCCGGTCAGGTTGGTATCTTCGTGGGCTGTTCGTACACCAACCCCTCGACGGGTCAGAAGTTGTTTGCCCAGTATTACCCCGGTAATATCCTGGCCAACGACATCGTGGCCTACGTGGTGGATGATGATCGTGCAGTGTTCAAGGCAGTGATGATTGGTCAGCCCTCCGGCGGACTGAGCAACACCGCTACCACCGTTGGTTTTGCTTCGCAGGCTTTCGTTGGAAACAACGTGTACTGCGTGACGGGCACCGCCGGTAGCACCACCACGGGTAACTCCGCGATGGGTGTGTCGGGCGACCAGCCGAGCAACGGTACCGGTAACGTGACTGTTGCTTCTGCACTGCCTTTCCGTGTTGTGGGCGTTGTGCCTGAGACTGCTGTGACCCTGTCGGGCACCGGCAGCACCTCTGGTTCTTCGACCACGGTGACGCTGACCGCCGCTGTGACTGGCCTGCAAGCCGGTATGCAGTTGATCTGCGCCACGGGCACTGGCTCTCTGGCCGGTAACTTCATCACGGTGACGAACGTGAACACGACGACCCTCACGGTGTCGAGCGCGATCACGCTGGCCTCTGGTTCTGAACTGTCCTTCGTGGGCTTCCCCGAAGTTCTGGTGAAGTGGAACCAGGGTTATCACTCGTATGCCTTTGCAACCGGCATCTAAGGAGTAACTCAAAATGGCAATTTCTCGTGCCCAACTACTGAAGGAACTCCTGCCGGGTCTGAACGCCCTGTTTGGCATGGAGTACAAGCGTTACGGCGAAGAACACAAGGAAATCTACGAGACCGAGACTTCCGAGCGTTCGTTCGAAGAAGAAACCAAACTGGCTGGTTTCTCTGCCGCCCCGGTTAAGCCTGAAGGCCAAGCCATTGCGTATGACAACGCGCAAGAAGCCTGGACTGCACGGTACAACCACGAGACCATCGCTATGGGTTTCTCCATCACCGAAGAGGCGATGGAAGACAACCTGTACGACTCTCTGTCGGCCCGTTACACCAAGGCTCTGGCCCGTGCTATGGCTTACACCAAGCAGGTCAAGGCTGCGGCCATCCTGAACCAAGGCTTCAACTCTGGCGTCACCTATGGCGACGGCGTGAGCCTGTTCTCGACGGCGCATCCGCTGATCTCTGGTGGCACCAACAGCAACCGCCCGACCGTGGGTGCTGACCTCAACGAAACGTCCCTTGAAAACGCCGTGATCCAGATCGCAGCGTGGACGGACGAACGTGGTCTGCTGATCGCTGCCAAGCCCAGGAAACTGATCGTTCCGCCTTCACTGCAATTCGTTGCGACCCGTCTGCTGGAGACTGAACTCCGCGTAGCGACCGCCGACAACGACATCAACGCGCTGAAGAACAACGGTTCGATCCCCGAAGGCTACACGATCAACCACTTCTTGACCGACACCAACGCTTGGTTCTTGACCACGGACGTGCCCAACGGTCTGAAGCACTTCATCCGTACTCCCATGAGTACGTCGATGGACGGTGACTTCGACACGGGTAACGCCCGTTACAAGGCCCGCGAGCGTTATTCGTTCGGCGTGTCTGATCCTCTGGGCATCTTCGGTTCGCCCGGTGCTTGATTGAGGGCGTCGCATATTGCGACCTTTTGGGGGGGGGAATCTGCAAGGGTTCCCCCCCTTTTCTTTTTAAACGCTTGGGTGTATAAACACACCAGTCCAAGATTTCCCACTGCTTGCTGACCGGCTTGGCGGACTGACCTCACAGACAGCAAGCGCAATTGAGGAGCCTTCAATGGCACGCACTACCTTCTCCGGCCCAGTCAAATCCGATAACGGTTTTGAGGGCAGTTTCATTGGTACGCTGACGATCACGTCGGGCGGCAACACCATCACCACAACCAATTCTGCAACCAGCGGCACTTATCAGCCTTTGGTTGTTTCAACGGCCATGACCGGCGCTGGCGCTGATGGCGGTCGTGCAAAGTTTGACATGACCACCAATGTGGCTTTGGGATCGTTTTCCAATGCCCTGAAGGCGGAAGTCACTTACGGCGCGTCTGGTCGTACCACGGGCCTGGGCTCGGCATTTGTTGCTGAAATGACCTTGTCGGCTGGCACCTCCTCGGGAACCTATGCTCCTATTGAGATTGAACTCAATATGGGCACTGCGGGTTCTACGGGCACTTCTACGTCGCTCATTTATGCCTCCGTAAACGGCACCGCCGCTACCACATTTGACAGCAATGGCTTCATTATGACGCTTGCGGGCTTGACTGCTGGTGCTGCTGACGCGGTCGCCACCCCCGGCGCGACATTTGCCGCTACGGCAACTGGCACCGCCTTGGGTGGTGCAAATCTGCGTGGTCTGAAGGTCAAGATTGGAACTTCAACTTTCTATCTTGCTGCGATTCCTTCTGCAACTTACGAAGCATGAGCCTAACCAAAGAGCAATTGTTGGAAACTCGTCAGCAAGCAGTTGCTAAACGACAGCAATTGTTTGAGATGATTCAACAGGCTAATGGCGCAATCGACATGATTGATCACTTGCTTCAACAATTAGATCAAACAGAATTGGAGCCGCAAGATGATGCAAACTGACGTTAAATCGGGCACAGCGGCGGCGGCAACCAGTACGGCTGTCACGTCGTTTCGTGCCCGTATCAAGGCGCTTGCGCTGACCTACACCTCGTCTGCCGGGAACATCTCGATCACAGACGGCAACGGTGGGGCTACGCTGTTCTCGTTTACACCGGCTGCTGCCGCAGGATCGCTGTACATGCTGTTTCCTGGCGAGGGCATCCTTGCTGAGACGGGCATCTATGTGACCAACGGTACCGGCACCGCTGCAACGGTGTTCTATGGCTAAGACCCCGGCATGGCAGCGTTCGGAAGGAAAGAACCCCAAGGGCGGCTTGAACGCCAAGGGGCGAGCCTCCTACAACGCCGCGAATCCAGGGAAGCCAGGGCTGAAGGCACCTCAACCGGAGGGCGGTCCACGCCGCGACTCTTTTTGCGCCCGTATGAAAGGGATGAAAAAGAAGTTAACGAGCGCAAAGACCGCAAGCGATCCGAATTCGAGGATTAACAAGAGTCTGCGGGCATGGAACTGTTGATATGGAACGTGATCCTGTCCTTTCTGTCTGCGATCATCCTCTGGGTGATCAAGACACATGCGGACGAGGTGAAGCGCATTCAGATTCTTCTCAACCGCACGCGGGAGGAGATCGCCAAGGAGTACGTCACGAAGTCGGACGTACACGACGATATGAACCGGGTGATTGCTCGGTTGGATCGTCTTGAAGGTAAGTTGGACGCTTACATGAAGGAGCAACGCAGCGCGTTGAGTTGAGATGCCAGCCCCGCTTGCAGCCGCCGCAATGTACTTTGGTCTGCCACGCCTTTTGGGCGGGTTGGCAGAAAAAGCCGCGTCTTCAAGAGCGGAAAGTTTGTCTTCTCAAGGGGTCGACCCAAATCAAGATACGCTGGTTAATTTGCTTTCTTTGGTGCCCAGGCAGTCAGGTCTTGAGTCGACGCTTGATGCGCTTGGAACTCTGAACTTTTACCGGAACACGCCGTTCCGGGAATCATTTCCGTTTGAAGAAGCGCCAACTGGCGCTCAGGTGACGAGAGAACTCCCGTATGGCGGAGCAGAGTTCTTGAGCCCGATGGACGATTTTCTGAAGTACGGCGGGCGAGATGATGACTCTGGCTTGTCGCCCTACGCTCGGCTTATGGAAGACATTGATCGTAATCAGTCTTACGGTTATACAAGTCAGCCTGCTCAAGAAATTAGATTTGACGATGACTTGTTTGATCTGGATGGCGAGCCAAAAATGCAATCGGTAGTGGTAGATGCGCCCCGTGTGCAACAGGGCGGAGGCTTCGCAAATGGCGGGCTTGCTGCGTTGATTGGTAGCAGATATGCCAAGCGTTAGCGGTAAACAACACAGGTTCATGGCGGCAGTGGCGTCAAACCCCAAGTTCGCCAAGAAAGCAGGAGTGCCCCAGTCCGTTGGGGAAGAGTTCATTAAGGCCGATAAGGGCCGCAAATTTGCCGGAGGTGGCGAGATGGAATCCAAGAAAATGATTGGTAAAGAGTTGGCCTTTATGAAGAAGAAGGGCGCTCCCAAGTCCATGATCAAGCATGAGATGGCCGAGGCCAAGGGCATGAAGAAAATGGCTTCTGGCGGTCTCGCTGCCGGTCACAAGCAAGCCGATGGTATTGCCCAGCGTGGCAAGACTCGCGGCATGGAAGTCAAGATGGCCGCAGGTGGTCTGGCCGCAGGTCACAAGCAGGCAGACGGCATCGCCAAGAAGGGTAAGACCCGAGGTATGGAAGTGAAGATGTCCAAGGGCGGCAAGGCTATGGGAGGCAAGTGCTAATCATGGCTGAAGCAGGAGCAGGACGGGGCTTGGTCGTTCCCCCCACCGCCGCTGAAATGAAGCGGATAGAAGAACGCGCAGACCGTGGTGTCTTCACCGTCGAGAAGATGGGCAAGACCAAGACGCCCAAGGGTGAGAAGTTGCCCCGCGACTTGATGCCAAGCGACCTTCCTCCGGTAAAGAAGGCTTCAGGTGGTTCTGCTTCTTCTCGTGCTGACGGCTGCGCACAGCGCGGCAAGACCCGTGGGATGATGGTATGAAAAAGCGCAAGTTCCGCTACGCAGACGGTGGTGACACCGTTGCCGAGGGCCGCTTTGACGAGGATACCTACGCCCGTGCGCGTAAGTTCATCGAGGATCAAGAGCGCCGCGCCGGTCAGGGTATGGCCAATGAGGAGGCTCCGGCCCCTCGCGCCCGTGCTGCTGCACCCGCTGCGTCTGCTGCGCCGTCTGTGTCGCCTGCCAGCCGTAGTATGGAAGGTATGGGGCGCGGTCGTTCTGTCGCGGCTGGTATTCCGGTTGACACGTC